GTGTGAGAGGTTAACGGCGCGTTGCACCCCCGAGCCTATCCCCTGCTCCCCCGCCTCTTGTGTGCTGAGCCCGCCGCGCTTGTACTTGCGGCGGAGCTCTAGCCCTCTGCGCGCCGCGCGGGCTACCGCTTCGGGGGGGCGTGTGAGCCCCGGAGGTAGTCCTGCCTTACTGATCGCGTCTGCGTCCGCCTCGCGCGCTAGGTCTGCGTCGGCTGTGGTGCGCGTCTTGCCGCCTGTTAAAAAGCTATATACGCGCGCAATAGCCCATTGTTCGGCGGTGGCGCCTGGGCGGTGGCCGCTTGTCGCCCACGCCTTGAGCCCTCGGTCATATACGCGCCGTAGGATAGCGCGACGCACCCCGCCCACCTCCGCCGCCGCTCTTAAAAAGGCCTCCTTGCCGGGGCCCTTCTGCTCCTCGCGCACCTGCGCGGCTAGCGCCGTGCGTGTGTACTTTGAGGGGCGCGTAGGTGTGTCATCGCCTGGCAAGTCCTCATATAGCGCCCGCCCTGTGATCCCCTCATCTTGCCGCCGCTCTATCACGCGCTCTCGCGCCGCGCGCGTTTCTGCGTCTAGCCCTGTGAAGTATTTAGCGGGGTGCTCTCGCCCGTCGCCGTCGGTGTCCACGCCCTTTTTAACGGGGGCGGGCGCCGCCTCTAAAAGCATATCTGCGAGCTCATCGGCGAGGCTCTCGGCGCGGCGCGTATAACGGCGCGTCATATCCTCCGCGAGCTCTCTTATTAGCTCTACCTCTCCCCCGCGCCCTCGCGCTTTGAGTATCTCGATAACGGGGATAACGGGCGCGTAGGGCTCCATTTCAACGGCGCCCCGCACCTCACCCGCTGATATTCCGCGCACCCGCTTTGCTCGTTGTGCGAATAGCTGGCGGGCGACCTCCCACAAGGTTAAAGGGTCGCTGAGGGCGGCGCGCGGGCCGTTTATGTCTATGCTGTACATAGCCCGCCCCCTTTAACGGTTGAGCGCTTTGAGGTCTAAGAGCTCCGCGATCATAGCATAATCATAGCTCCCGCGCTCAAATAAGGCGCGCTGAGCTCTGCGTTTGCGGGGGTCGGCGCTTGTCTCGATGATCCTAGCGTCTGCGTCTGTTAGAGCGCCTGTGAGCGCCGCCGCTCTCATGATCTTAGCTGTGAGCGCGGCGTTCTTAGCCTCCTCTAGCGGTGTGCTTGATGGTCTTAACACGGTGACGGCGCGGCGCTGCCCTTGTCTATAAACTCGCGCGGTGCTTTGGGCGAGCGTGTCGGGGCTCCAGGGCGTTGAGAGGTGCGCTACATAGTCGGCCCGCTCTTGTAGGTTGGCGCCCGTCTCAAGGGCGCGCGTCTGCCCGCACACCACACGCGCGGCGCCGGTGTTCAAGCGCCCCTCTATTTCTGCTCTCGCGCGGGCGCTTGTCTCGCCTGTGTAGAGGTCTATGAGCTCACCCGCGAGCCCTCGCCTTATGAGCGCCGCCCGCGCGAGGCTGAGCCCCTCTGTGTACTCACAAAAGAGCACGGCGCCCGCTGTAGGGTCGGCGCTTAGGTGCGCCGCTACCTGGTCGGCGATAAGCGCTAGCTTAGGGCTCTCGTAGTGCGGGGCGAGGCGCGCGAATGTGGGGGAAAAGAGCGCGGGGCTGATACCTAGTTGTTCAATCCGCACCCCTAGCGCCTGGGCGTTGGCTGTTGCCCCCTCTGCGGCGATCTGCGCGAGGTGTCCACGCTCACCCCTCAACGCTGCCTCATACTCTGCGGGCGCCTCCTCGCGCTCTATCTGTGCATGAGCGAGCGCCCTTAAAATGCGCCGCTGTATCTCATCGAGCTCTAGGCGGGGGGCGAGGTCGCGCCGGGGCGGTAGGTCTAGGCGGGCGTCGGGGTCGGTCGCCGTTCTCACAAAAAGCACACCCTTAAGGCGCTCGTAGAGCTCGCCGAGCCTATCCGCCCTCAGCGCCCCCGCCGTGTAGCTGGCGCCCTCTGTAGAGCTCCAGGCGTCATATACTCGGTAGGTGTACCTATCGCAAAACTCTTGATAACCTCCAAGCGCCCCTGGCGCTATGCGATCCACCACTAAATAAAAGTCCTCTACCCTGTTAGGCGCGGGGGTGCCTGTGAGCCCTAACACACGCGCCGCCCGCTCCGCGAGGGCCTCAAAAGCGCGCGCTATTTGGCCGTCCTGCGCCTTAGCCTTATGCGCCTCATCGAGTATCAATAGCGCGGGCTGTGTGCTGAGTATCTTTGCAAAATAAGCGTAATCTAGCGCTAGTGTCTGATGTGTGATCACTAATAGCTCAAGCTCTCCGTTATAGAGCCGCGTATAGGCGCCCTCTCGCTTTTCGGGCGTTGCCCCTGTTAACACCTGCGAGGCGCGCGCGCTCATCTTGAGGTGTTTTGTCCAGGCGTTATGTGCGCTTTTAGGTGCGGCGATGATCACGCGCCGCACCTCCCCACGGTTTAAGAGCTCTTGCGCGGTGTAGAGCGCTATAAGGGTTTTACCTAGCCCCATCTCAAGCGCTAACAGCGCGCGCGGGTGGGCGAGGCTAAAGGCTATCGCCCGCGCTTGGTATAGGTGCGGGGTGTATGGGCTCGATAGCCCGGCGGGTGTGTCGGCGTAAGTGTCCACCCACACGGGGCGCGCGCTTAGTGGCTGGCGCTCATGATCGAGGTAGCCCGCGCTAAATGCCTCGCGCTCTGTGTCCGTCCACGCCGCCCACATATCCGTTAAGCGCGTCGCAAGTCGCGCTAGGCGCTCCTCCTCTGTGGCGCTCAGCCTCGCCCCGCGCCCCGCCCTCTGTAAGAGCTCTAGGGCGCTCGCGCGGGTGTGCGCGTAGCCTAGCGCCCTAAGCACCCCGAGCCCGTCTAGGTGGTCTTGTGCGTCTGCGCGCCTCATCGCCTCGAAGGCTAGCGCCGTCCATAGCGGCGGGCGGTCTATCGTGGGGGCGGGGCGCGCGGCGCTCATTATTTCAGCTCACACATACCGCCGGCGCAAGCGTCCACGGCTAGAGGCGCGGTGGTGTCCTCGCCCTCTAGCTGTGCTTCATAGTCCACCGGCTGAGCGCTGCGCTTGATGAGCTCCCAAAGCGCGCGCGCCTCTATCATCGTCGCCCGCCGCTCTGGTGTGGGGTTCATCGCGTCTATCTCCTCGTCTGTGTAGATCGCTTGAAAAGGCGCCTGCGGGTAATCGTAATCACCGCTCGCGCCTAAGAGGCTCACCCCTCTATAGCTGGCGCGGTGTTCCCACAAGTCCGCCTCAACGGCCTCCCATTCGTCGGGCTGTACGCTCACCGTGAGGCTCACATTGTGACAAGCGCCCACTAGCCTCTGAGGGCGGGCGGTGCCTGGCTTCACCCAAGCGCTCAGCGCTACGCGGGCGCGGGCTAGTAGATCAAGCGCCGTGAGCTCGTCGCGCGTGGTGCCCTCACCCTCACACGCAAAAACAGCCGCGTAATCGCTCCCCCAAGCGCTTTTTTCTACGGCTAGGGGGTTGGTAGCGCGGTATGCTTGAAAAACGCTCTCACGCTCGCTTGCCTGCACGCGGCGGAGGTAGCGCCGCGCGTGTGCGGGGTGGATACCGCTTGATGTGCCTAGAACTAAGCTGGCCGTGCCCTCCGGCTTTACGCAAGTCACCCGCGACGCCTGGCGCGTGCCTATCCTTGCCGCCGTGTCTGCGTTCTCTTGTACAGCCGCCCGCGCCGCCGCCTCTAGCGTCTCCGCGTCTAGCGTGAGGTCGGGCCGCGCCGCCATACCACACAAGCTCACCCCTAACAGCGCCTCGCGCTCGATGATCGCGCGCGAGGTCGCCCCTAAATATCCCGTGTCCGTGTAGCTTGCCTGGTATGTACCCAAGCGCGCGGCTAGGCGGGCGAGCTCCGCGAGGTGCGCCGCGTCACGCGCCGCCGCGACATTCACCGTTGAGAGGTTGCAAGCGCTCCACCCGCTCTCAAAGCTGTAGCCCTGCGCCTCCCACTCAGCGCGGCGCGCGGGGTCGAGGAGCTCGACGGTGTAGCGCTCGACCTGCTCGCCGTGGTGCTTGATGTGCGTGGGGCACATGAGGATTTCAACGCATGGGTTAACGGCCCATTCCGTTGAGTCGAGATACACTAGCCCCGGCTCGCCGTAGGTGCGCGCCGCCCTAAATAGCTCGCTGTACCGCTCGCGGGGCGTGTCGGGGGTAATAACGGCGCTGATGTTCGCCCGCGCTCTGTGGGGGTGCGTTATGTACCACTCCGGCGCCGTCTTGGCGTTGATCATCTCCTCATCGTCTGCGTCAAAAATGGCTATAGTCGCGCTCCGCCGCGTGCCCGCTGTGCGGGTGCAGTCGGCTAGATACATCGCACAGTCAAAAGCCTCGATAGGGCGCAAGCGCCGCCCCTCAGCGCCCCTCAAAACCTGCTCGATCCCCTCAAGCGCGAGGCGCAAGGGCTCGGGCCCCGGCGCGGTGCCGCCTACGCTGAGGGGCGAGCCTGCGGGGCGCACCTGGCTAAAGTCGAATAGAGGGCGCGGCGCCCCGCTCATGTAGGCGCTGATGAGCGCGTGTGTAGCGTCCGCCCACCCCTCTATTGAGTCGGCTACGGTGTAGGGCGCGGAGCTCATCGGGGCGCTGATCGGTGGTAGCTTGTCCGTGTGGTGCCTCTGCACGCTAAAGCCTACGCCGGAGCCCGCTAAGAGAAGCCATAGCGCCTCAGCGAAAAAGCGGGGGCGGTCGCAATAGCTTGATGTGCAGTTATAGAGCCTCATATTTTTTCGGGTCACGCCTGCGCCCGCAAACTGTAAACCTCGCATTGAGGGGAGTATCTCACGCCGCTCAAGCGCCCCCTCTACCTGGTCAATCTGTGCCGCTTCATGTGGAAATCGTGAGCGGTGCATCTGTGCGGTTCGCTTTACCGCCTCGCTCCAAGTCTCACGGCGCCCTGCCTCCGCGTTATAGCGCGCGTACTTACTCTTAAAAACATACTCCGCCAACATGATCTAGCTCTCTCGCGTGTGTGGGTGCGCGCGCCTCTCCACCTCGAAGGCGCGCGGGGCTGATAGCGTATAGAGACACCCGCCCCGTCCTCAACACCTCAGCGTTAAAAGCTCGTTTTTACGCGAATAGAGCGCTCAAAAAAATCGGCGGGGTTGGGCTCCTCCTCGCCCGTGTCCTCACCGCCGGGCGCCCCCGCGTCTTGTCCGTGCGCGTTGATCCATGAGCTATCTAGGATCACATCGCCGCCCTTCTCTAGCGGGGGGAGGTCAAAGCTGGCGCGCGCCTCGTTAACCGTCATGAAGGCCTTAACCTTGTCCACGGTCGCCTTTATGCGGCGCTCCTCGCTATCCGCCTCTACGCCTACAAAGCTCAGCTCTAGCTCATCGGTGAAGGCGCTTATCACCCACCGGTTAAGCCACCCCTCAAGCGCGCGGAGGGTCGGGCGTAGCCCTTTCTCGCGGCTGTGTAATATGCGCTCTGATGGGCCCGAGCTGTTTAGGCTGTTGGTCTGCCCCTCATTGCCAAACATATAACCGATTTCGGCGGGGTCGAGCTGATACAGCGCGCACACCTCTTTAATCAAAAAGTTGAGCCAAGCGCTAAACTCCATATCACGGTTGTTATTGCTGAGGCTAACGCTCGATATTTCCTCTTTTTGTTCTGGGTCTAGCTGAATGATCGGGGTTTTCTTGGCGCCTGCTGGGCCCTGTAGCATTGAATAAAACTCACGCCTAAAGGCTCTAAACAGCGCGGGGCTCATCTTGCTCTTTACGGCTAATATCCCGCTGAGGTGTAGCCCGTGTGTAAAGTTGGCGCTGTTGTAGGCCTTGCTGTGTACTATGTCTATGATTGTGCTGCTCGCCTCCTCAAGCTCTGGGAAACCGTAGCCGTTAGCGGCGAGCTCCGCGCGCGGGCGCCTCACGCCCCAAGCCATCTCCCGCGCTGTAAAGTGCGCCACTATGCGCCCCTCTATCACCTGCACATAAGCCACGCGCGCGGGGTCGCGGCGCCCGCTGTTGCGCTCCTCCTCGCTCACCGCCGCCCGGCGGATCGTCGCCGCGTCCACCGCCTTAACACCTGCGGGGAGTCCCGTTGAGGGGTTAAATATCACCTCGAAACACGCTTGATCAAAGACTAAGCTATCGCGCGTAATCTGCCTAATCAGCGCCTCAAGCGTTGTCATTCCCACCAGGTCGGGGTCGCCGCAAGTCATAAGCCACGCTGTAAGCGCGTCTATCTTGGCGCGTGTGGGGTCGTCCACCTCGCCCCCGTCACGCCGCCGGATAATAAAACCTGGCGTGTAGCGGTCGGGCTGAGGGCGCGCAAACTCCGCTATCTGGTTGATGCGCGTTTGTATGATCGCGCTGATAAGTGGTACACGGCTAAGAGCGCGGAGGGTCGCATAGCTGAGCCCCGTTGCTGTGCCGTGGTGCGTGTCGCCGCTGAGGTAGCCCCCCGCGCTCGCCGTGAGCGTGTCTATATCGTAGGGGTTGAGGTCGTAGCTCTTAGGCTCGGGCTCGCCCTCTGCGGGTCGCTTGGTCGCCTTAATCAGCGCGTCTAGCTCTGCTGTGTCAATGCGAAGGCTCATTAGTGCCCCCTGTCCGCGTCTAGCGGTCTATAGATGAAGCGGATCGCCTCAGCCTGTCTAAAGCACCTCACTACACCCTCAATATGAGGCCCCGGCGCGGGCCCCTCTCCGCGCGCGTTGCCCTCCACCGTCCACACCCCGCGCCCGTCGGGCTCGACCTTTTCAATGATGGTGATATGATCCCCCCACGGTTTAGCCGCCTTTGTGGCTATAACGGCAATATCACCAGGGCGCGCGGCGCTGAGCCCCCCCTTAATCTCGCGCGGGGTGCCCCTCGCCCATTCCCTTAGCCTGTATGTGCTCGCTAGATGCTTCTTGCGGATTTCGGGGTTCATCGAGTCGCGCCACACCCACGCCGCGAAGGCGCCGCACCACTCAAAAGTTCTATTTTGATAGTCTTTGATCCACGCCCACCCTAGCCCCTCTCTGATATATCGCGTGAGTATCGGGCCGTCTGTCACCTTGCCTTTAGGCTCGCGTATATCCTCGCGCCATTCCTCAAGCGCTCGCTCTACAGCGCGGGCGCCTGGTGTCATCTGTGCGGGCGCTGAGCTGGTCGGCGCCGGGGTCTTGGTGTCCTGCATAGCTGCGCCTCCTGTGGTCGCTTTGCCCGCGAGTCTAGCGTATTTGAGCGCCTATATAAAGCGCCCCGCATAGCCCCGCCGCTACCGCCGCGCCCTCCGCTCTAGGTGTCCACACCGCGCACGGCTCCGGCGGGCGTGGCGCACATAGCGCCCTCAATAGCTCAAGCTCCCGCGCGTGCGCCTCTAGCGCCCCTCTGAGCTCCGCGAGCGTCGCCCTATGCGCCTCTAGCGCAGCGTCGCGCTGTGCCTTCACCTGGGCGAGCTCCTCGCGCAAGGCGCCCACCTCCCCCGCTTGGCGCACATACAGCGCCGGCGCATACCACACACCCGCCCGCTCTACCTCACACCCGCGAGGGAGTCTAAGCGGCTCGCTCTCGATGTAGGCGCTCAGCGGGGGGCACGGGCGCCGCTCCTCGCGCCCGTCGCTCATTGTCCATAGCCCCGTTAGGGCGGCGAGGATCAGCGATCTAGCCATTCTCGCGCCCTCTCCTCCGCCTCTGCTCTGGCGTGGTTGGTGTTGATGGGTTTAGGCGCGGGGGGCGCTGAGGGTACAGCGCGCGCCCTCCCCTTTGCGTCGCGGATTAGCCCCCCTATCACCGCCGCCGCGAGCGCCGCACCCTCAGCGCGAGGCCATAGCGCGAGCGCTAACACGAGCGCCGCACCCCCGCACACCCACCACACGCGCGGAGCGCTGAGCCATTTTTTCACGGTTCACCTCACCTCAAAAAGATAAGCACAAGCTCGCCCGCTTTAGGCGCGGGCTGATCAAAAGCCACCGGCGCCACCTCCCCCGCTCGCTCCAGGTACAGCGCCCCCACATAGGCGCCGCCGTTCTCTACCGCGAGCCCCCCGCCCTGCGGCTCAATATCGCGCGAGGCGCGGGCGAAGGCCACGCCGCCGAAGGTCACGGCCGCATATACCGCGCCCTCTAGCTCGAAGGGCTGATCACTAATCACCCCTATGAGCTGTGTAGAGTCCTGCGCGAGCCCCCACGCTTGCGCGGAGGTGTCAAAGCTCACTATTGAGCCGATAGGGTGCGCGGCTGTTAGCTTTAGTGTTGTGTACATGGCTTTTTATCCTAGCTTGGTGATCTGTACAGATACGCACACATTGAGCGCGGGTGGCGCTAGTGTGATCCCGCTTAAAAACTGCATATATAACCGCGCGTCTGTGGTCGCGCCTGTGGTTGTAAAAATGCTCATGTAAACGCTAGCGCGGCGCCCCGGACTAGGCCCTAGATCATAGCGGAGCATAGGCCCTAGCTTATCCTCTGGGTATGTGGCGATAGCGGGGTTTTTTAGGCGCATAGTCGCAAATAATGTGCTGGCTGATGAGCTAAACGCAAAAGTAGGCGTAGCTACAAAAAGCCAAGTGCCGGCGCCGCTTATTCTAAATGTTGTTGTCCAATCTGCGCCATAAGCGGCGGGCATACTGCCGGTTGCGCTCGACCCGTCGAGCGCTGATATATATGCGGCGTCTTTAGTCTCGGCGCCGTTGCCTCTGTAAAAGTTAAAGTTGCGATAAGTGGAGCTGTACGCCGTCGCCGTGTATGTGTAAGTAGGCTCGGCGGGGTGCGTGATCGCATAGGCGAAACGCTCCACCTCAGCGGAGGCCGCCGGCGCTACGGGCGCCCATGTCCCGCTCTGGCGCTTGAATAGGTCGCCGTCTGCGGGTGCGCTTGATAGCATATTAGAGAGCGCGGGCTTAATGCTCCCATCACCTAAAAGCGCCCCCTCCGCTATTCGCGCCGTTAAATGGCTCATTAGCTCAGCTTCCTTATGATTACCGTGTTCATCTGCGCGGGGTTGTTGCCTTGCGACGCTACCGCCGCTACGCCCGTTATATCGGTCATTACGCACTCAATATCAGCGGCTGAGGCTAGCGTAAATGTGCCTAACATCGAGGACTGAGAGCTAGCGTATGTGGTCAAAGTCGCGCCTATTACGCCTACGCTTGAGATATTCGCGTTCGTGTCTTTTCTCCGCCACACGGAGGCTAAATACCCGCTCGTTGAGAAAACAAAGTAAATAGAGCTCATTATTGAATAAGTGCCCGCCGGGAGGCTGATTGTAGCCTTCCACCCCGCCGCGCTCGCCCCTGTAGATGTTGTAATAGTCGCGCCGCTCACGGTGTTTAGAGGCGCCTCGTCGTAAAAGGCGATGCTCTCGCCGTTGGCGATAGCGCGGCCGCTCGTCGAATAGGCGCGCGCCGTGCCCTCGTATGAGTTGCCTACTCTGAGATATTCTAAAATCCCGCTGGGTAGCGTTGCGGGTTGCCATTCGCCCTCTGTGCTATTAAACGCTAGCGTTTGCCCGTCTGTAATGCTCGCCGCGCTTACATCTGATAAATCTGCTAATGTGGGGCTAATCAGCCCGCTATGATCGGGCCCGCTATTGCCTATTTTAACGCTATTATGGCTCATCTTAGAATATCTCCCAATCGCCTAGCCCGCTATCTACTAGCTCAAGGCTTTGGTGTTGGTTGTTCATGGTATAGCTAGTTTCGCCGTCAATCGTGTCAGCGCCTGCGCGGTTGATCGTGACGCTGTTATTTCCCGCCCGGCGCTTAAAGCGTATCGCCTGCGCCGCTGTAGAGCTCGCGGGTAGCGTCACCGTGACGGCGCCCGCCGTGGTGTCTATGCTGTAATGATACCCCGCGACGGCGGTAAAGTCGGCGCTCTTGCGCTCATATGTCCATGATACGCCGCCCCCTGCGGAGTCCTCCCACGCTACGCCCCCCGCGCCGTCGCTCGTGAGTATCTGCCCGTCATTCCCTGCGCCTGTGGGTAGCGTGTAGGCTCCGCTCACCTTGAGCGCGCCTGTGGTGGTGATCTCTAGGCGCGTGGCTAGGGTGTTGCTAACGCTCGTTGTAATCTCAAAGTAGCTGGTGTTGGCGTCCTTGTACCGCCACCTCATCGCCCCCACGGCGCTATATGTAGAGCCGCTCCACCGGCTCGCGCCCATACCGCCTACGGCGTCGCCGTCTAAGAGCGTTGAGGGTGATGCGGGCGTGCCGCGCGAGCGGTAAAAAGTGAGGTCGGGCCCGTCGCTGTTTGTGCTGTGGTTTTGCTCGATGATGAGCTTGCCCTCCTCCTGGTTATCGCCCTGTAAGTGCAATAACGCCGAGGGCGCCGCCGCCGTGCCTATCCCCACGCGGGGCGCGCCGCTTGTGTCATCGAAAACGAGCCCCGCGTTTGCGGCGATCCCTGCGCCCTCCGTGTATAGGATCGCGCCGCTCCCCACCGGCGCGGGGTTTGTTAGCTTCACCTGCTTTGCGGCTATCCTGCTCATCTAGGGCGCTCCTTTTAGATTTTTCGCGGTCTGCGGCCTATGTCCGCCCCCCCGCGCGGGGTGTGTCTGTCGCGCCCCTTAAGGGCGCTCGATCAAGCGCCTAGATGCTTAAATCTTGGCGTATAGGAAATCAACGCGGTCGGTGGTGTCGAGCGTGAAAACGCTTGAGCCGTTCCAAAAGAACTTATCACCGGAGGCGAAGGCTGAATGAGCGCGCGCTGTGCTCCCGTTGTCGCCGCTGAAATAGCCGTCCTTTGTCTTAACGCCGTTCCCGAGCTCGATCATGATGCCGTTAATGAGCACCTGCACAAAGCCGCCGGCGGTGGGGGTCGCGCTGAGGGTTAGCCCCGTGTCGGTGTTGTCTGCGCTAACGGCGCTCGCCACGCTGAGCCCTGCCTGGGGGCGCATGATAGGGGCCGCTAGACCTGCCCCGCCCTTGATAGCAATAGAGCCCTCAGCGTTTAGGCCCACCTCTAGCCCGCTCGCGTCGGTGCTGACTGAGCTGTTCTTGATCTTGATCTTGAGCTCATCGCTCGAAATCTCAAGGCCGCCGGTGCTGAGAACCTTAATGAAAAGGTCGTTGCCGCTCTTGCCTAGACCGTCGCCGGCGTTCACCACACCCGCGCTAGAGAACTGCGTAAAGGTGATATCTGAGGTGTCTAGGGTGATCGGCGCGTTAGCGCTCATCACCCACCCCGTATCGGCTAGCGTGTTACCCTCCTCAACGAAGGTAAAGCTACCAGGCGAGGCTAGCGCGGAGGTGTTAAAGTCGGCGGCGCGGGTGAGCGTCCAAGCGGTTGTGGTGCCGTCGCCCACCTGTGAAATAGTGTAAATACCGTTCTCGGAGGCGGTGGCGAGGTGGCGCACCAACACGCGGTTAGTGAGCGCGGGGGTGATGCCGTCAATGGTGATCGCCGCTAGAACCTGCTGAGTCAACACCCCGCCGGAGTAGGTGAAGCTCGCAAGGTCGCCGGTGACGGTCGCGAGGCGCACGGAGGCCTTAACATCGAGGCCCTGCGCTACGCCGTCCACATAGCCCTTAGTCGCCGCGTGCGCGGAGGAGCTAGGCGCGGGGACTGAAAAGGCTGAGGCTGAGCTGAAGTCCCACGCCTGCGAGCTGATATTTAGCTTAGCGGCGGTGATCTGGGTGTCGGCGATCTTGGCGACGGTGACGCCGGAGTTTTTGAGCTCGCGGGTGTCAATGGCCTGTGAGGCTAGCTGTTTCCCTTGAATAAGTGCCATTAGAGGGGCTCCTTGTGAGGGGTGATCTGAGGGGGCGCCTAGATTATATCATAAAGGCGCGGGGCTTAGGTCAATACGGGGAGGTAGGTTACAATAAGGCGCTCACCTGCGCTTAGTGCCACATCGGGCGAGCTCCAGGTAAGCACCGCCCCCGCTACCGTGTAGTCTCGCCCCTGCTCCGCCGTCCACCCATTCAACACTACACTACACACCACATCGCCCGTAGCATCGAGCGCGGGCGCCTGCGCGAGCGTGTAGTTAGCGGCGGGCGTCGCGGCTACCGTGAATGTTTCAATCTGCGTGTTTAGGGCTACATCGCCCCCGCCGCCAATAATAATATCTCCCGTGAGCGTGGCCATTATAGCCCCCGCTCTGAGAGGTTTAGGATCACGCGCACATCACCCGCGCCCACCCCGCTAAAGGTGACGCGGAGCGCCTCCGCGAGCGGCCCACGGTCGCCGCTCATTACGATCACATCGTTCTCTGTCGCGTTTGCCACATGGGTTCGCCAGGTAGTGCCGCCGGGCACCCTATACGCTAGCGTAAAAGTGCCGCCGCTCAGCCCCTCCGCGCTTAGCTGTACATTCCTGTAAGCGTCCGCGATCCCGTGGCCTAAATGGTGCTTCTCAATACGCACCTCAGCGCCCGCGCTTGAGGTGAAAATGTGCGTTTGGATCATGCGCGCCGCTCCTTAGTGTCGGGTAAATCCGCCTAGCCCTAAGCTCCCCCATATTCTATCACTATCGCGCTCATCTGCGCGAGTCTGTACAGCGTCCGCCGTGTCTAAATCCTCATCTCCCCCTAGTAGGCGCTCGTCCGCCGTGCCTGTGAGCTCGCCCCCCTCCCCAAAGCTGAGGCTATATGTAAATGAGCTCTTTCTAAGCCATGTCTCCGCGATCCATAAGCTCATTACAGTATCATCATGGCGCTCTTTACCGAGGCTAAATAGCTCATGCAAAAGCGGCTCTAGCGCCTCTCGGTCGCGCTCTGTGCGGCTTGGTAAAATAACCTTACCGTTTTCAAATAGCGTGCTCAGCGCCGGCACACCCTCCCACGGGTCGGCCTTATTGCGCGCGTGTGTGATGTGTCCTTTTAGGGGTAGGTCGCTTGTGCGCTGTAACCCTAAGTAGTGGAGCTCGCCGAAGGCGTTTTTTTCGACCGCTACCACACGCACCCGCCCGCCGTACTTGGCGTACTGCCCCTTAACCTGCGCGTGTAGCTCCGCCTGGCTCAGCCCGCGCCGGCGCCATATGTCTATTAAATAGCGGTCGCCGTTCTCCGCCCGCCCCCAAGTGATCCCTACCGTAAAATCGGTGTCACGCTCCTCTGCCGCCCGCGCGTCGGTCACTAGCGCGAAATCCCACCCCTGCACTATATCAATCACCTCGCCCGGCACCTCCCCTAAGCTCAGCCCCGCCCCGCGCTCTAGCGCTCCGTCTAGCCACACCTGCTTAAAGGGCGCGGCTGAGTCGTCCTGTACCTCGTTTTGAAACTCGCGCGAGAATAGGCGCGGGCCCACCGTGTGACGCTCTAGCAATAGATAATCTAGCGGGCGTTGCT